ACATGGGGCGGCTGGTTTATCCTGTTCGTGCTAATAGGTATTCTTGGCCTTCACGCCTTTGGATCACCCATTCGTTGACGCGGGGGACACGGGCGGTCCTGAGATACTGCCACCAGCAGAACCGTTCAGCCCTAACATCTGTCGCGGCTGCTAAACACGGAACCATATTTACCGGTGTTAAAAAATAAAAATTTAGAACAATATTGCTCAGATTACTTCTTACATTCGTAGCTTAGTAACCGGCTTAATCATGGAGACCACAAAATGGGCAATGGATGGAAAGGTGCTCCGGATTGGGTAATCGACCTGTTGGAGCTGCAATACTATCTAATGATACAAAACGAAGAGATACTGGCAAAGCTGCATGCTAGAGGCACGCGGTTGTCAGACAAGGACCAAAAGGCGCTTAACGATCTCACGAGCATCCTGAAAGGCACCAATACCAAGATCGATGCCGCCAAACAGGATAAGTGAAAACCGACCCTTGGCGGCCCCAGGGAATATGAAGGAGTACCATCTATGTCTACCATTCAAGAAGCACTTGAAGTCGTTAAGGCGAACAGTTCCCGAACCGGTTCACTTATTGCGCTGTTCCAAGCGAAAAAGGCCGAACTTGAGGCGGCCCTTGCCAACGCGATGACGCCGGAAATTCAGGCGGCCATCGATGAAGTGTTCACCGTCGAAACTTCCGACGCTACCGCCATGGACGCGGCGCTCAATGTAAACGTACCGCCGCCTGTCGAACCGCCAGTGGACCCCAATGCTCCGCAGGCGACTCGCGCCCGACGCTAAACCTTACTTAATCATCTGGTCTTATGGCGGCTTTCCCTTTCAGGGAAGCCGCCCATCTGTCGTTTTGATGACCTTCTATTGCAGGATTTGACCGGCGTTTATAGTCAATCGAGATCCGCTTGTGCCACGCTTCACGCTGACGTTCGGCCTCTGCAAAGATAGTCGCGATTTCGTTAGTCATAGCGCTGGAGCCTTGGCCGACTCCATGTCTTGTTCTGCGATGTGGCAAAGGAAGTCGCACGACGGGGCCAGAGGATTTGTCGTCTCCTGATCCGCCGGAATCTCGTCAATGAATGACCGAACGTCATTCAGCCGGCATAGCCTCACGTCGAGTTCGCGAGATAGCTTCGCCATCCGGTCGAACTTGTCGGGGAAGTGCTGGCGGACCAACGCCCAATAGGCCGGGGATGTCGCCTTGACGCACGGCAGGCAATTGTTGTTCTGGAAGCCTAGAGCATAGAGCGGCGGCAGCTTGAGTCCGGCCCGCTGCACCATATCCAGACAGGCCGCCTTGGTTATGCCCCGGTCGATCAGCGGCGTGACGATTGTAAGCTCGGGATAGTTGGCGCGCAGCCGGGCGGCGCGGTCGCTGTCTGGGCCGTCTGCCGTATAGCCGAACACATGGATGTCGTCAGGGCGCTGCCAAGCAAGGCGAGGGGCAACCTTTAGCTCGACTGTGCAGCGTGCCCCATTGATGCCGGCAAGCCAGCGGGTGCGTTCCCACACGTCCCATGTGTCGGCATAGGTGCCGGATTTCAGCCGCTCTACGGGCCGCCCAAACCACGCCTCGCAATCGGCCATGAATCGCATGTTGTCGGGATGCTCTGCGCCAGTCTCGCAATAGGCGGGGACGGCGGTCGGCATCAGCTTAGTGGCAACAGCCGAGGCCGCGCCGCAGGAGAACCAAGAAACTGTGCGCCTCATGACGGGTCTTTCGCTCCGGACACAAGACGGCGGATCCTCGCGGGTCGTGGGCGTGATGGTGTCGCCTCCAAATCATACTCGACCTCAGTGGCTCGGACTGCTGCACCTTGCTGGATCATCTGTTCTAGCTGCGCCGGGAAGATTACAATCCATTTTCCGCTCGGGTCCTGTGCTTCCAAGCGCACCTTCATTCCTTGCTCGGCCATCCAGAGATCACCATTATCAACTAATTTCCTTGGCTGATTTCTTATCTGCCCCCATGGATCGCGCTCTATAGCGGCCTCATATAGGCTCTTGTACTTCTCTGCCTCATAGCGAAGCTCGGCAATGGTTTCCATATTCGTTACAGACGGCTTACAATAAAGCGGGATAACTTCTTTGTCGTATGGCGTTGCCGGTGGCTCATGGTCATAGAGCGTTTCATCGCCATTTCCCCATATCACCAGCCACCTAAATGGCTTCCTAGAGTAAGCCTTAAGCGCGGCTTCAATCTCGTCGGCTTCGGCTGCGGCGGTAAGTTGTTCACGGGTCATTGCGGATACCTCCCTGATCTTGCTGAGTAGATTGACAAAGCGAGTAGCACCCAACCACTGTCGATAGTGAGGATGATCGTCCAAAAGATGCGTGTGCTTAATCTTCCCATTTATAAACTATCTCCTCTGCTTCACGAGAAGACATCCCGCAATACTCCTGAAGCATTTCTATTGCGTGGATAAGATCACATTCGCCGCATAGATATTCAGATCTGATTTGCTGTTCTGTCATTGGAACGGTCCCACGATAGACATGATGATGACTGTCAAAATCCAAGCGATCACGAAAGCGAGCACGCCAGAACAAAATTTATCGTAAGGCATCATGGCATTCACCAATAAATCACTGGCAATAACAGCAGCATCCACAAGAATACCGCCAGCGCAAATGTGTCCAAGTGAGTCCAGCTCATGGCGCAAACCTCATTACAAGAGACACTAAGGCGATTAGCAGGCAAACCAGCGCTGGCTCCGGCGTTGGCCACAACAACACCAGAAGAGATGCCAAGATCAGCGCTATAGCTGTGACGGTTATCATTCTCGAACCGCATTGCCGGTCACCGGATCATAGGTCTCCCCGACCTTTGGCATGTCTGACGGGAACGTGTTGCGATCGTGCTGCTCCCGCCAAATGCCGTATTCCCGCAATGCTGCCGTCAGGGCATCCATGTCGATTGACGAACGCGGCCGGCTTTGTTGGTCAAATACATATCGCGGTGTCGACGGTGCCCATCCTATAATCAACAAGGCGGTCACCGCGAGGAACAATACTACCAAGCTAAACCGTATCATCTTCGACCCTTTTTCTGGTATTCAACTTCACAACAGGCAAAACAGGTGACGTCCTCGGCATCTTTGGGAACATGACCACCAAGATTTTTACCGCATTTGCAACAAATAGCTGGTTTCGACCTAGACCGTTTCATCTTCGATTCCTTTGCTAACCAATTCATCATGTTCCTTTTGAAACTTCATGCGTATGTGAATGTATTCCGGTGAATTTTCCTCTAACAACTTATCAAGTTCTGCCTGTCTTTCCGCAATCCACCGCTCTAATTCAGACCGTTTCATCTTCAAAATCCTTTTTTAGAATCGCAATGCGCCGCACTAAATCAAGAAGATCCTCGCCCGCTGCATCTCCTGCTACGGCATCCGGGTTACGGGCAACCCAACCCGCCAGCAACCTAATGAGTGCTTCTATTTTAACATTTCTAGAGCTGTCATTCATCTTCAATCCCCTTCACATATGACGCTATCAGCGCCTTGTTGTGATTGTGATCAGCCATTTCACTGAAACAGTGCCACTTGCCGTTAATGCTGCGCCACATGGCGTCATGTGGCGCATTTTCCTTGTGCGCCAGCGCAAGCCGACTATTAGTATAGCGTTCGCTGCTGTGCATCATTCGTTCCCACGCACGCAAGTATGGGAAAGTGTATTCCTCCGGCATTTTATTCCCTTTGTGGTTGGTCTGGTGGATAATCATGACGGTTCTACCGGTGGCGCAACAGCATCCATCCATAACTTGCGGTATTTGTCTCTATCGGATTCGGCCGATCGGAGCCGCGCATGAAATGCCGCATATTCTTCGTCCTTAACGTAAACATGCCCGTCAAACGATCGGCGAAACGCGGTTAGATCAGCCTCGGCGGCGAGGGCGCGTGACCTCCAGTCAGTAGCCATCACACAACCTTCCTACGCGGCACGAACAGGTCCGGCCGCAATTGCTCACGAGGTATTCCGGTGACGGTTTCAATCGCGATCATGCGCTCGGCCGGAATTCGTTTCCAGATCTGAATGTTCTGGTAATTGATGCCGATGGCGCGCGCCAGCGCTCGCAAGCCACCGGCCCGCTCACAAGCTACGGCAATGATCTGGCGTTCCTTGGTTGGTTGTCTCATTGTTTTCTCTCTCCATACGCCGCGATACGCGCCAATTTGCCGATTTCTATTCCAAATGCTGCCGACAGCCTCGCTAGTGTTTGGATTGTCGGGTTAGCCGATCTCCCCTGTTCTAAATCCCATAATTGAGTCTTAGAGCAACCTACGATACGAGCGGCAGCGAAAAGGCTTAACCCTCCCTCTTCGCGTGTTCTCTTGATCAAGAGACCAAAATTATTTTTCATTTCACTGACCTCCTGACACTAATTTACTGTTGACAAGGACGAGTTGTCAAGCTATAATGTGTGCAAGAGACAGAGAAAAATTGGAGGATACAAATGAACCACCTTCATAAGAAGGGCGATGTTGTCAACGTATTCCAAATGTCACCCAACAAAGGATTACTATTCGAAGGCCAAGCGACAATTCTCAAGCCGACAGATAGTCCTGGCGAAGAAAGATATTTGGTTCGGTTTCACGGCCGAAACGGGAAGCCATCTCTTGGCGAAGAATACGAACGCTGGATCGACCGCGAAGGTCAAGACAACCCACAATCCTACATCAAGGCTTTCAACAAACGAATTGGTGTCTCATCATGACCCGCCACAAGACAATCAAAGCCACCAAACAGGAAGCTCTGCCCGCATCAACGACATCGTGGCGCTGCGCGTCAAGGAAGAGACGCTGGAGAAGGCCGTGACCATGGGCTTCGTCAAGAACGAGGACGGCACTTGGTCGATGCCTCAGTAAGCTAACCCATCAACCCTAAGCCCAACCGGGAGGCGATCATGTGAACCGTCACGCACTGCGGTGCGATAAACAATTACCATATGTCTACGCTGAAAGGGCAGCGGTTAAGGATGAACCCCCGCACAGGGGATAGCTCCACCCTTTACAATTCGCGCAGGCTGCTATAAGCGCCGCGCACTCAGGGCGCACTCACTATCCACCACCCACCCAAGGAGCAATGAGCAATGAACAGTTCGACGTTATATAACAGTATCTTCTCAGTCCCCAGCGCCAAAATGGAAGATAGCCGCAAGACACATTACTTCCGCGAGGATGGTGGTGAGCGTCTAGTTGTCATTACCGAATTACTGCCAAATGGTGAATATGGTGCCTGGATTGACGGTGAAGGTGACGGGCTACACGGTCTTGGCGATACCATGATGGAATCAATCGCAGATCTGTGCCGCAAAATTGAACGACAATGAAATCGAAACGCCGCCGACCAGAGCACACTCTCCAGGTCAAGCTAATGAAGTACCTGACTGAATACGCCAATCCTGAAATTGTGTATTTTGCCGTTGGCAATGGTGAGCTACGACATATCCGTGTTGCGTTGCGGTTGAAAGCAGAAGGCGTATTGCCTGGAGTCCCGGATCTCTGTTTCCTACTACCGGGCGGCAGAACGGGCTGGCTGGAATTAAAAGCGCACCGTGGCGTGGTTTCAGATCCACAATTAGGGTTTGCCGCCAAGGCCAGTAACCTAGGCCATTGGTGGGGCTCCGCCAAAACACTCAACACTGCGGCAATGATCCTAATACCTTGGGGCGTAATCAAGCCGACCGCACCATTTCCGGAAGATGATGTGACATGAACGGTATGGATGAATGGCAGCGGAAGATAAACGAACGGATGGCAGGCCCGCCTGACCCGGAATCACCGGCATCGATGCGCAATGAGATCCGGCGGCTACGGGAGGCGCTGGAAAGTCTAACCGAAGACCCGCCAGCCACCCTAGACGAACCTGATCCTGATTGGGAGGTCATCATCAAAATGCGCAACATCGCCCGTGAGGCTTTGGGGCTCCCGCATGAGAGAGAACAATGACTGACAACCGCGCTGCCTGGACCCGCTATTACGAATCCACTCTCCCGCGACGCTTCGGCAAAGAGAAGCGGGAGGCGCGCGTTGTCCAAAGCGAGAAGCAGGCGCCGATGGTTTTGCGTGGCGCCGAGAAGCAGATTGCCGAGGACAACGCGCAATTCCGCCGCTACAACCGCGCCAAGAAAGCAGCGTATAAGACTGCGCTGAAAGGGCCGGATGGTGTCATAATCAGAATGCTTCACGATGCACTAAAACAACTCGACATCAAGCAGGCCGATTTATTTCTTGCACTAATAAACGGATTTGACTGGCAATCGTTTAAGCCAGAAATACGCTATACCGCCCAAAGCATGATTGACGATGCCATTGTCCGCCTGCGTGAACAGAACGGGCTGGCGCCGTTCGATGATGCACTATTCGATGAAGATCCGACCGTGTTTCAGATCTGCAGGGTAAAGCTAGGAGTGTTGTGATGATTAATAAAAGTGACGCCAAAAAAGCCATTGAAATGAATGAGAAAGCCAAGGCCGCCATACACTTGCTTGCCGATCTACACGAACAGCATGGCACCTTGGCACCAATGGTGCTCACGCTTGCCTTGGTAATGCACTGCAAGTACACCGGCCAAGATGCAGAAGTGCATCTAGCTTTTGGAAAGAGATGGGAAGAAATACAAAACAAAAAGGCAAAAAACCAATGAATCGCGCAAAGCCATAGGAGTTCTGTAACATGGCCCTTTACTATCACGATGTTGACGAACTTTACCCTGTGCTTGGCCTCGTTCCTCTTACAAATCGCGGAGGCGCATACAATGACCGAACCGCCGAATTCACTGAAGCCGAAGCCAAACGCATTGATGCTGCGGAAAAAGAATTCTGGCAATGCCAAGAACTTTTAAATGAACGATTTTATGACGACTAGCCGCGCCCTCATTGTCCGACACTCGTTTGCAACCCGTACTGGTGGGGCTGGCACCGCTTTCTGTGCTGGGAAAGTCAGCGTCGAGGCGTAATGATATGAGAGATCGCGCCTGCCTAATGTGCCAGCATTTCCGAGGCGTCAAGCCAGCGGATTGGGTTCCAGCTTATAAGGGCGAAGAATATAATTGGGCCGATGTTCGCAAACTGGTCAAAGAGAAAAAAATGGAACAGATCGGTCGCTGCCACCTAAACCCTACTCCGATTGATGTCCTGACCAGCCACGAGTGCAGCCACTTCAATCCAATTGAGTACGCGATGATGACTTACAGTCATTTTCTCTGGGGCAGCTATAGTGACCAAGAAAATGACAAACTGAAACAACAGGTCGAGGATCTGACGCGCCAGATCAAGGCAGCAAGGCAAATCTCGCGCGGCCGGTTACAGCGTATTGTAAAACTGAAAGCACAGGCCGATCGCTTCGCCAAGATGCACAACAAAAATGTATGAACTTGATGCATATTACCTTGTAATCGCAATGCTCTTGCTGATTGTAACTTGTCTGCCAAAGAAGGAGGACTAAAAATGCTAGCACAAAACTTCAAATCCGCGACTGATCTGAAAATCACTGAAAAGCAGAAGCAAGCACTCATCAAAACATTGGTGCTACTGGAAACCAAAAAACTAACTCACATGGAAAAACCAATAAGCAGTTTAGAATTCAAAGACAATCACCCTGTCTTAGGCAAATTCTTCAACATGGACGTATGGGCCTCAACTTACGAAAGCTGTGGTACAGTCTCCTGTATTGGTGGAACGGCTGAAATCATTGGCGGCCCAGGCGTCTATTTCAGCGCTGTTTCTAGCGACTTTCCTAAAAACCTTCTTGATCTTTTCTATCCCAATACCATCATGCCGGAATTATATGAAGACATTACAACAGAACAGGCGGCAACCGCGCTTCGCAACTATTTGACAACTGGCAAACCAAACTGGAAGAATGTCAAATGAGCATCGTCAAAGACGCCGTTAACAGCTACATCAAGACCCACCAAAAATATTTCAAATACGATCGCACCATGACGGTTGGCGCATCCGAAATCGGCCAGTGTGAGCGCAAGGTGTGGTTTACCAAGGCAGAGGAAACTGAACTGGCGTCGACGTTCAAGCGCAATGACGACTACATTGATTCTTGGGGTGCTCGCGAGCGCGGCAATCTGGTCGAAAACCATTTGTTCGTGCCGGCGATCAAAGCTCATTTCGGCAAGGATGCCAAATTGCTTGGCAAAAAACAAGAAACCTTCATCGATAACTGTATCTCGGCAACACTGGATTGCCTAATTTCAACTACTCGACGGTCACAAGAATTCCTAATCGAATGCAAATCACTTGACCCGCGCGTCAATCTGGATGAGCCAAAACCAGAAAATGTTCATCAAGTCCAAGTACAGATGGGCATTCTGCACGCCAAAACGAAATGGCAACCAGACTATACCATCCTGGTTTACTTCAATGCTTCATTCTTGGATGAAATCACCGAATTCCGAATTGACTATGATCCAGCCGTCTACGAACGCGCCAAGATCCGCGCCACCAGGATCATGAACGCGACATCGCTGCATGAACTAAAACCGGAAGGCTGGATTGCCGGCGGCAAGGAATGCGAGTATTGCCCATTCACGGACGCCTGCGGGAGGGCGCGCAAAGAGGTGCCAACTGAAGTGATTGAGCCGGCAGACAAGCAGTTCATTGCCGAGATCAGCGACCTGGCTAAACACTATAAGGCACTTGAAACAGAGATAGCCGAAGCCAAGAAATACCGGCGCAACCTGCAAAACAACATCAAGGAGCGGTTGCGCGAAAAGCGCCAGAACAAAATTGCCGGTGACGGCATTACTGTTAGCTGGACACAAGTCAAGGGACGTGAAACTTATGACATGATACTTCTCAAGGAGGCGGTAAGACTGAAAGGAATAGATATCGATAAATTCAAGCACGAAGGCATTCCAGGAGACCAGTTGACCATCACGCTGAAACCGGCGACCATGGCGGACAAGGCCAAGGTAGCCTAACGAGGCCGTCTTGTGGCATGACGTTAAACTGCCACCATAAACTGAAACTGAAAACAGAACAGGAAAACAAAAATGGCAAACGACATCAGCAAACGTAACGAAACCCTTCCCTCAACCGAAACCAGCAACACTTATTTGGCCTACGCCAACTCGGTTACATCATCCCGCATCATTGGCAAGTTGCTGAAATTTACGAAGTTCGGTGAATTTTTGGCCGGCGAGGAAGGCGAAGAAATCCCGATGGGCACTGAGCTGATCGTGCACGGCGATGAAATGTGGGTTGGTTGGCAAAAGTGGGAAGATAACCGGCCTGTTGACCACGCTATGGGCCGGATGTGCGATGGTTTCGTACCACCAAAGCGTGCCGATCTCGACGCTACGGATGAATCAATGTGGCCTACTGACGACAAGGGCAAGCCACGCGATCCGTGGCAAAATTCTGCGCACACGATCATGTATGATCCACAGAATGAACAAATCTATACCTTTGCCACCGCCTCAAAGGGCGGCCACAGCGCCAACGGCGTCATCGCAAAGGCATATTTCACTCACTCAAGGATGACGCCGAATATGTTTCCTGTCATTCGCTTGAACTGGCGGGAATACGATCATCGTGATAAGACTTTGGGCAAGATCCGAGTTCCGATATTCGAGGTAATCGGCTGGACTAGCCGCATTAAGATTGACGAAGCACTGCAAGCGGCCGTAGGCGAAGCGACAGCACAGGCTGAGGCTGATCAGGAAGCACTAGATTATTACGAGGAGAAGCCAGCGCCGAAGCAAGTATCAAAATCTACACAAACCGAAAAACCCCAGCTACAAGAAGCCCCGCAACGCGAAGCACTGCCAAATAGCCAGCAAGGACAACCACGCCAGCCCGAACGCCATCAGCCTCAATCATTGTCAGGTGCAGCGCGAAAGCCTAGATTTTGAAAACTAACGGGCGTAGCGTCACTCGGCTGTCACGCTGACAAAGGACAAAAAAAGACCGCCACCCCGTGTCCGAAAAAGGGGGTGGCGGTTGGGTATCATCCCTAGCAATCCCGCTCTGTACAGGGATACTACCCCATCTGTTCAACCAGCGCAACGGCCACTACCCCGAAAACCGGGAGCCGTTATGGTTACACCACAATCAACCTCGGCCACACTGGACGCCTCATTAGGTCCAAATCTAGCCGACATATCCAAGCATCTCTACGCACTATTTCCACCTGAATTCGTTCAAGCCTATCCTGATGCCCAGATCGAGATTGCCTATGGGCTGGCTAATCGCGGCCCGGAAGCAGCGCGGCTGTTCAATGCTGTAGGTGAAATAGAAGCGGCGGCTGGGCTTGCTTACAATCGGTCGAAGGCAGGCGCTAACGTCTATGTCGGGCCGGCCTTACGTAAGGCCGAACTAAAGTCGACCAAACGCGCCAGCAAGGCTGACGTTTCGCTGACATCGTTTGCGTGGTGCGACTTTGATTTGGAGGGCGATGAGAAGCGCGTCGCACAGTTACTATATGATACCAACCTTGTTCCGGCCATCCTGGTGCAGACTGGCACCATCCCATCTTCGCGCTTTCAAATCTACTTCCACCTAGACAGCCCTTACATCGCAACCGCGATCGAACCTGTTAACGCCGCATTGGAAACCTGGCTTGGTGGCGACAACGTTCACAATGCCGACAGGGTGATGCGCCTGGCAGGAACACTGTCATATCCATCACAAGACAAGGTTGGGCGCGGCTATCTGATCGAACGAACGGTACTAAAGCTGGACCCGCGCGCGCCGCGCTACTCGGCCAAAGTATTGCTGGAATATGCCGGCGCCGCCGGCCATTCTTCGTACATCAGAAATGCCGTCACCGATCATATCATAGGCGGCAACGGCAACGGCCACGATCGCACCGCACCATACCTGGCCTACGCCGCCGAAACCGAGCAAATCGGCAAATCGATCGATGAACTTAGGGAGTTGCTAGAGGCCACCAGAGAGCCCGGCAACTGGCACAATCCTATGGCTGTGGTGACTGCTTCCCTGGTCTCCAAAGGCTGGCCAGAGGCCGCTATACGGGCGTTCTGCGGCCCTTACTGTGACCGTGGGGAGAATGACCGGGATCTCAGCAAGCTATTGGAAGGCCCTTACCGGAAGGGTTGGGGCGAGCCGTTTGTACAAGAGTTTGTACAAGATGTACAAAGAACGTACAAGGAACGTACTGAGAAACGGACCCCTAACCAAGCCCCATTATGGGTCCACCCCGACTGGCTGGACATGTCGGACTGGGACCACATCCCGGTACCGGAACGGGAATGGGCAATCGAGGACAGGGTGCCGCTAAACCAAGCCGGACTGTTCTCAGGCGAAGGCGGCACCGGCAAGAGTATCATTGAGCTGATGAAGGATGTCGCCCACGTCGCGGCGCGCGACTGGATGGGCTCACTGCCAGCGCCTGGAGGGGCGTTCTATCTGGGCTGTGAGGACGACAAGAAGGAAATCCACATCAGGCTAGCAGCAATCCTAGGGCACGCCGAATTGACGTTCGCAGAGGTGATCGCCGGCGGTTTGCACGTCCTCCCCTTACTCGGCCAAGACGCGGTTTTGTGTGCGGCTAATCCACGGACGGGGAGGGTAGAGACAACGGCGCTTTACGCCTGGCTATACGAACAGGCCGGCGACCTCAAGCCGCGTAATATCTCGTTT